GAATGGCTCTGGTCCTACAACAATGAGCGCCCAAACATGGGCAACGGCGGGATGACACCCGCACAGAAACTGAGAATGGCCGCGTAAATTCTACGACCAAGCCCCCACAAAAATGGGGGGATTACCGATCGTTTCCTCGAGATCAGACTCGCTCTATCGCGCTGTCTAATCAACTGAATACCAAGCGATATCATGAGCTTGATTGGACCATCTGCGCGATGAAAGGCATGAGCGAACGCGAGTACGCGGCCCATTCCGGCCTTTCTCGCGGCGGGGTGCAGAAGGCGCGCAAGAACGGGCGGCTGGTGATCCATGACGACGGGTCGATCAACGCCGCGGCCTCGGATGTGCGGCGGGCCGAGATGACCGACCCCGACCAGCAGCGGCGGTCCTTGGGTGGGGATGGGCTAGCCAGCGGTGCGGGCGAGACCTCGTCCTACATCAAGGCGCGCACGCTGCTGACAGTCTATGCCGCGCAGGACAAGCAGATCGCGGTCCAGAAGAAGAAGGGCACGCTGGTCGACCGTGCAAGGGCGGAGACCCTTGTCTTCCGCCTAGCGCGACAGGAACGGGATGTCTGGGTGACCTGGCCCGGACGGGTGGCCGCGCTGATGGCGGCGCAGATCATGGCGGAGGTGGAACGGCAATCCGGGGCATCGGTGACGATCGAGACCGCGATCATGCAGAGGGTGCTGGAAGCCCATGTCCGCGAACAGCTCGACGCCCTCGCCGACCTCCGGGTCTCGCTTGCATGATGAGGATGACGACAACGATCTGACCGCAGGTCTCGACCTCGGCTTCGACGGGGCCGAGGACCTGCTCCGGGTCTGGCGGCAGGGGATGCGGCCCGATCCGAACCTGACGGTCTCGGAATGGGCAGATCAGCATCGCTGGCTGTCCTCGCGCGGCGCGGCGGAACCGGGGCGGTATCGCACCGCCCGGGCGCCTTACCTGCGCGAGATCATGGATGCGCTGTCGCCCGGGCATCCGGCGCAGCGCATCACCTTCATGAAGGCTGCACAGGTGGGGGCCACCGAGGCAGGCAACAACTGGATCGGCTTCGTCATCCACCATTCCCCCGGGCCGATGCTCGCGGTGCTGCCAAGCCTGGAACTGGCGAAACGCACCTCGCGGGGCCGATTGGACCCGCTGATCGCAGACAGCCCGGCGCTGCGCGAACGGGTCAACCCGGCGCGATCCCGCGACGCGGGCAACTCGATGCTGTCGAAGGAATTCCCAGGCGGCATACTGGTGCTGACCGGGGCAAACTCGGCCACCGGCCTGCGGTCGATGCCCGCGCGCTATGTATTCCTCGACGAGGTCGACGCCTATCCAGCCTCGGCCGACGAGGAGGGCGATCCAGTCACGCTGGCCGAGGCGCGGACCACGACCTTCTCGCATCGACGCAAGGTGTTCATGGTCTCGACCCCCACGATCCGGGGGCTGTCGCGCATCGAGCGCGAGTTCGAGGCATCTGATCAGCGGCGCTACTTCGTGCCCTGCCCGCATTGCGGGGCGATGCAATGGCTGCAGTTCGAGCGGCTGCGCTGGGCGAAGGGGAAGCCGGAAACCGCCGTCTATCACTGCGAGGGTTGCGAACGCCCTATCGCCGAGCACCACAAGACGGAGATGCTAGCCAAAGGCGTATGGCGGGCAACAGCGGTTTCCAGGGATCCGAAGGCCATCGGCTTCCACCTCTCGGCGCTCTATTCGCCGCTCGGGTGGAAAAGCTGGTCCGACGTCGCGCGGGAATGGCTCGCGGCGCAAGGCTCGGACGAGACGCTGCGTGCGGCGCGCAACACGCTGCTGGGCGAGACATGGGTCGAGAGCGGCGATGCCCCGGAATGGCAGCGGCTGGCAGATCGTCGCGAGGCGTGGAAGCCGGGCACCGTGCCGATGGCCGCTCTGTTCCTGACTGCGGGCGCTGACGTCCAGAGGGACCGGATCGAGGTCGACATCTGGGCCTGGGGCCGAGGCATGGAAAGCTGGCTTGTCGATCACATCGTGATTCCGGGCGGGCCCGACGATCCCGCCGCCTGGGACAAGCTGACCGCCTTGCTCGGCCGGTCGTGGCAGCATGCCAACGGCGCCTTCATGATGGTGGCGCGGCTCGGCATTGATACCGGCTACGAGGCAGCGGCAGTCTATGCCTGGTCGCGCAAGGTCGGCTTTGAGCAAGTCGCGCCGCTGAAGGGCCTCGAAGGGTTCAACCGCGCCGCCCCCGTTTCTGGCCCGACCTTCGTCGACGCCACCATCGGCGGCAAACGGCTGCGCCGCGGCGCGCGGCTTTGGTCGGTGGCCACGGCGACGTTCAAGGCGGAGACCTATCGGTTCCTGCGGATCGAACGTCCCTCGGACGAGGATCGCGCCACTGGTGTGCTCGACGCCCCCGGCACGATCCACCTTCCCGGCTGGGCCGACACCGAATGGCTGAAGCAGCTGGTGGCCGAACAGCTGGTCACCATCCGCAACAAGCGCGGCTATGCCCACCAAGAGTGGCAGAAGATGCGCGAGCGCAACGAGGCGCTGGACTGCCGGGTCTATGCCCGTGCTGCGGCGTGGATCCTTGGCGCCGACCGCTGGGACGAGGCTACCTGGCGGCGGCTGGAAGCACAGGCGGGCGTCGAAACCCGCCTGCCAGTCACCGTCGTTACCGACACAGCACCACCCGATCCGGCCCAACCCAAGGCCGGAACCCTGACCACGCCACGTCGGAAACGGCGGGCCTACACCCCGAACTTCATGAGGGACTGATGGACCTGGAACGCATGCAGGCCCTGCTGACCGCGCTGCAGGAAGCCCGCTTCGCCGGGCTGCGCAGCGTCAGCTATGACGGCAAGACCGTGACCTATGGCTCGGACGCGGAACTGGCGACGGCGATCAGGGATCTGGAAGGCCGGATCGCGACCGCCTCTGCCACGCCGCGGCGTCGCCGCTGGGGCACCGTGGCCACGAAGGGTCTGTGACCATGGTCCTCGACGCCTTCCGTGCGCGGCTCGGGTCCATCATCGGCGGGTTCGACGCGGCGCAGTCCCATCGGCGCATGCGCGGGTTCCGGGCCACCCGGGCGCATGTGAACACGCTGATCGCCGCCTCCGGCGAGACCATCACGGCCCGCGCCCGCTGGCTGGTCAGGAACAATGGCTACGCCGCGAACGCCGTCGATGCCTTCGCGAACCATGTCGTCGGCGACGGGATCAAGCCCTCGTCGAAGATCGCCGATGCCGCGAAGAAGGAGGAGCTGCAGAAGCTCTGGCTCGCCTGGACGGACGAGGCCGATGCGGAAGGCCTGACCGACTTTTTCGGGTTGCAGCGCCGGGCCGCGCGGGAGGTGTTCCTGGCTGGTGAGGTCTTTCTGCGCATCCGCACGCGGCGGCCGGAAGATGGACTGACGGTGCCGATGCAACTGCAGCTGCTGCCTTCGGAAATGCTGCCCCAGGACATGACGCGTGTGCTGCCCGGCGCGGGATCGATCCGGCAGGGCATCGAATTCGACGGCATCGGGCGGCGCGTCGCCTATCACTTCCTGCGCCGCCACCCCGGCGACATGACTGATCCGGGGCTGGCGGGCGAGACGGTCAGGGTTCCGGCCCCGGAGGTGATCCACATTCTGGACCCGGTCGAGGCGGGCCAGCTGCGGGGCGTATCGCGCTTTGCCGCGGCCGTGGTCAAGCTCTTCACGCTCGATCTCTACGACGACGCGGAACTGGAGCGGAAGAAGACCGCGGCGATGTTTGCCATGTTCATCACGTCGCCAGCGCCAGAAACGGCCCTCGATCCCGCCGAGGACGATCTGGAGGTCGAACCGGGCCAGGTGGTGCGGCTGGATCCCGGCGAGGATGTCACCACGCCTTCGACACCGGATTCCGGATCGACATATGAACCCTTCCAGTACCGCACGCTCCTGCAGATTGGCGCGGCGCTGGGCGTGCCCTATGGTTATCTCACCGGCGACACCGCGAAGGGGAACTTCTCGAACACCCGGATCGCGCTCGTGGACTTCCGCCGTCGCATCTCGGCCTTCCAGCATTCGGTGATGGTCTATCAGCTCTGCCGCGCCGTCTGGACGCGCTGGATGGATATGGCCGTGCTGGCGGGCGCCATCGACCTGCCGCGCTATGCGACCGACCGGCGCGCGTACCTTGCCTGCGACTGGCTCCCCACGAAATGGGACTGGATCGACCCGGCCAAGGATGCGGCGGCTGAGATCCTGCAGATCGAGGCGGGCCTGAAATCCCGCACGCAGGCCATCGCCGAGCGCGGCTACGACGCAGAGCAGGTCGACAGGGAAATCGCGGCCGAACGGAAACGCGAGGCGGAGCTAGGGCTCGACTTCCGGCGGCCGGGATCGCCCGCGCAGGCGGCAGGCGGCGGCGCGGCGCCGAGTGCTGCCGAGGACCAGCGGCAGGATCAGCACGACACCACCGATCAGGTTGACGACGGCGAGGACCGGGAACCCCGGCCTGCGGAGGAGGGATGATGCACCACACCCAGATCGCCCAGCGCGTCTTCAACACGCCGCTGATGGTCGATCCCGCCAAGGCGCTGGCCTTCCTGACCGGTCTTGGCCCCCGGATCACGGGGCGGGAAGTCAGCATCGAAGGAGTGGAAATCGCGACCGAAGAACGGGATGCGGCCAGCCTGCCCGCCCGGGCGTCGCTCTTTGGGGACGACCTTAAAAGCCGTCAGTCACGGAACGGCGGCCAGCCCTTCGCCGTCGTCGACGGGATTGCGGTAATCGAGATCGCAGGCACGCTGGTACATCGCGGGGCGTGGATCGGGCAATCCTCGGGCCTGACCTCCTATGAAGGGATCGCGGTCCAGCTGCAGGCGGCCCTTGCCGATCCGGCCATTCGCGGCATTGCCCTCGACATCGACAGCTTTGGCGGCGAGGTGGCCGGTGCTTTCGACCTCGCGGACGGCATCCGGGCCGCCCGGACGCAGAAGCCGGTCCACGCATTCGTCGCCGATCACGCCCTCTCGGCCGCCTATGCGCTGGCCTCCCAGGCCGACCGCATCATCCTGCCCCGGACCGGGGCCGTCGGCAGCATCGGCGTCGTGGCGATGCACAGCGACATGAGCGGGGCGCTGGACCAGAAGGGCATCGCCGTCACGCTGATCCACGCAGGCGCGCACAAGGTCGATGCCAATCCCTACCAGCCCCTACCCGAGGCCGTCCGCGACCGGATCGCGGGCGAGTTGGAAGACCTCCGCCAGCTCTTCGCCGAAACCGTTGCCGAAGGTCGTGGCCGCCGCCTCGACACCCTACGCGCGCTGGGCACCGAGGCCGCCGTCTTCCGCGGCGAGGCGGCCGTCTTCGCCGGTCTCGCCGACGAGGTGGCGGATCCCGTCACCGCCTTCCGCGCTTTCGCCGCCGCACCCCGCGGCACAACCACCCTCAAATCCAACCCCAAGGGAAAGGGCCCGATGATGACCACTGCCCCCGAAGACAATGCGCAGCCTGCGACCGCGCCTGCTGCCAGCACCCCGCCGGAACCGGCCGCGCCCACGGCAGTCGCACCGCCGCAGACCGCGGCGGCTGCGATGTCGCCCGAGGCGATCCGGGCCGAGGCGGCCGAGGTCGCGCAGGTCTGCGCACAGGCCGCCCGGCTTGGTGTGCAGATCGACGCCGCCGATGCCGTCACCAAAGGCGTGAAGCCCGAGGCGCTGCGCGCCAAGATCCTGGCCGATCTTGCCGCCCGCAGCGATGCCGCGGGCATCATCGCAACTGCCCCGGCACTTGGGGCCAAGGAAAGCCCCATCGTGGCGGCTGCGAAGAAATCGGCCGCCACCTCGCGCTAACGCGCATTGCCCAGATCGGGCGCCCCCTTCCCCACCATCACGGAGACTGAACAATGCCCGTCCTGACGGAACCGCCCAGCATGGGCGACGTCCTCAAATATGAGGTAAACCCGAACTACACCCGCGAGGTGGTGACGCTGCTGATCGGCACCAACTACCCGTCCGGTGCGGTCCTCGGCCGCATCACCGCCAGCGGCAAATACACCCTCTCGCCCGCGACCGGTGCCGACGGTTCGCAGACCGCAGTCGCCGTCCTGCTCTACCCGGTGAACGCCACGCTGGCAGACGCCGTTGGCATCGTGGTCACCCGCGGCCCCGCCATCGTCTCGCGCGCCGCCCTCGCCTACGAGGCAACGGTCAACGATGCGGCCAAGATCGCCGCGAAGATCACCCAACTGGCCGCGGTCGGCATCATCGCCCGCGACGGCGTCTGACGCAGCCCTCCCGGCCGCGCCCCTTCCCTCATTCCCCGGAGCCCCACCATGACCATCGTCCGCAATCCCTTCGACGCTGGCGGCTATTCGTTGGCCGAGATGACGCAGGCCATCAACATCCTGCCCAACCTCTACACCCGCCTCGCCCAGATCGGCCTCTTCCGATTCGAAGGGGTCAGCCAGCGCTCGGTCATCATCGAGCAATACGAAGGCGTCCTGAGCCTCCTTCCCTCCGTCCCCCTTGGCGGACCCGCCACGGTCGGCACCCGGGAAGGCCGCTCCATGCGGTCCTTCGCCCTGCCGTGGATCCCGCATGACGACGTGGTCCTGCCTGCCGATCTTCAGGGCCAACCCGCGCTGGGCGCCGCCTTCGACGCGGCCGATCCCCTCGTCGAGGTGATGAACCGCAAGCTGTTGCTGATGCGCCGGAAGCACGCCCAGACCCGCGAATACATGGAGATGAACGCGCTCCGCGGCATCGTGAAGGATGGCGCAGGCACCACCCTCTACAACTACTTCACCGAGTTCGGCCTGGCGCAGATCTCGGTGGACTTCGTCCTCGGCACCGCAGGCACCAACGTCCAGGGCAAGGTGCGCGAGGTGCTGCGCGCCATCGAGGACAACTTGCTGGGCGAGGCCATGACCTCGGTCCATGCCCTCGTCAGCCGCGAGTTCTTCGACAAGCTGATCGCGCATCCGAAAACCGAGGAGGCCTACAAGTTCTACGCCTCGACCGGCGCCCAGCCCCTGCGCGAGGACGTCCGCCGCAACTTCCCCTTCGCCGGGATCCTGTTCGAAGAGTATTCCGGCACCGTCACCCTCTCGACCAAGGCCACCGAACGTCTGGTCCCGGCGAACGAGGGCATCGCCTTCCCCTTGGGCACGATGGACACCTTCACGACCTATGGCGGCCCCGCGAACCTGCTGGAGACCGCCAACACTATCGGCCTGCCCCTCTACGCCCGCCAGCATCTCGACGAGAAGGGCCGCTGGATCGACGTGATGACCGAGGCCTCGATCCTGCCGGTCAACAAGCGGCCCCGGCTGGCCGTCCGGATCCACAGCTCGAACTGATCTGTCATGTCCGTCTTCGCCGCCGCCATGGACCGCATCTTCACCCATGCTGCCATGGCGGCCCCGGCACTCTGGATCTCGGCCACCACATCCGAGGAACGCCCGATCCGCATCATCCGCCGCGCGCCAAACCGCGTCACCGACTTCGGCGCGGGCCGGTTCGTCAGCGACACGACGGTGGTGGACGTGCGCGTGGCGGACCTCCCCGCCCCGCGCCCGGGCGATATGATCGTCATCGGCGCAGACAGCCACGTCATCCAGGGGGAACCGCTGCGCGACCGCGAACGGCTGATCTGGACGCTGGACCTGAGGCCTGCATGAAGCTGAAGCTCACCATCGATCCCGACCTCGCCGCCCTGATGCAGGCGGAAATCGCCGCGGGCGAGAAGGCCGTGACCACAGCCATGCGCGAGGCGGGCGCGGGCCTGAAATCCGCCTGGCGCGGCCAGATCACCGGCGCGGGGCTCGGCACCCGGCTCGGCAACTCGATCCGCCTCGCGACCTATCCCAAGGGCGGCGAAAGCCTGAACGCTGCGGCGTTGGTCTGGTCGAACGCCCCGGTGATCGTTGGCGCGCATGACACCGGGCCGCTGATCCGGTCGCGCAACGGGTTCTGGCTGGCCATCCCGACCCCCGCCGCTGGCAAATCCACCCGCGGCGGACGGATCAGCCCCGGCGAATGGGAACGCCGCACGGGGTTGCGGCTGCGGTTCATCTACCGCCGCCGGGGTCCGAGCCTACTGGTGGCCGAGGGGCGGCTGAACAGCAAGGGGCGCGCTGTGGCGTCACGGGCGAAGAGCGGACGCGGGCTGACCACCGTGCCGATCTTCCTCCTCGTGCCGCAGGTCAAGCTGCGCAAGCGGCTCGATCTGGCACGGGATGCCGAACGGGCCATCGACGGCGTGCCGGGGCGGATCGTGGCGGGATGGGCGCCAATAGGCTCGTCACCGTAAAGGGCTTGCGGCTCCAATCCTGGCGCTACGCTGCATCGTCCTCATCATGTTCCACGCTTTCGGCAATGCGCAGTTCGGCAACATCGTCGGTGAAATCGGTGAAGAAGTTCAGCTGTGGGTCGTCGCGATGAACTTTGTTCATTCTATCGACATCACACACCGCCCTGTAGACATCGCTGGCAATCGCATCGCGCCTCTGTTTGACAGACTTCTGGCGAAGCGATGGTGAGCCACCCGTATCGGTGTCGAAGTAGTGTTTAATGGCCTCACCGCCCTCAAACAGCGTGGCCGACTGAAACGCCCGATACGTGAAGCGTCCGTCTTCGTCCCATCGCTTTGCCTGACGCAAAGACTGGGTCACCTGCCGTCGTAGCATCTGCTTTACATCGACCGGGTTCGGTACGAGCCGACGGTTCGACAAAGCCCAGTCGACGAATTCACCCGGATCCGCCGACTCGTAGCCCGTTTCAGCAACCCACTCTTCCCAAAGGTTCACAACCTGCTCGCTGAAGTTTGCCATGTTTCGGCCTCCTCAAAGTTCCACGCGGGCGACTTCGTCCCACCCGTCGACAGCTTCCCACTCTTTCAGGAAAGCTCGAATGCTTGTCTGATACTTACGCAACCAGTTGTGGCGGTTCGTCTTGTGCTGGATCTGCCCGATGACGATCGCCGGATGTATCTGTGCCCGTGCTGCAAATGCGCGGACGTCTTTTTCGGAAATGTAGGGACTCTTTCTAAGAATGAAGGACTGCAACATCGCCTGATCGACGCAGAAATCAGCCGCAGCAGCATTTGCGAGCTTTTCGCATTCCGGTAGATCAGGGTTTCCTGAACCCAGATTTCCATCAAAATCGTCAATTGGCGCGAAAGTATCTTCGCGGCCATCACCGCGAAGAACGTGCTCGATCTCATGGCGCAAAACAAAGCAAAGGTTATCGATCCGATCTAGCCGGTTGGTGAGACCGATCACCGGCTGATCATCAAGCCAAGTGCAAACGCCATCAATCTTCGATCCGGCGATCTGTTCGACGAGGACCAGCCTTACGCCACACTTCTTCAACAGTGCTGGAATTCTTGGCAGATCATCGGGATCGATAAAATGCGACCGAAGAGTTGAAAGAACACCACGCAGGGCATCCTCGGAATACTTCGGGCAATCAATGGTTCGCGCAACACTTCGGACGCGATGAAGCCACACATACTGGCCCGGAAGAATTTCCGAATACGAGGTTTTGCGAGCAGCGTGAGCAATGACTGGCGCTTCACTGACGAACGGAACCTCATCACGGCGGTTCTTGCCAAAAAATCGCACCATCTGCACATCAAGCAGGCTGCTCTCGGTATCTTCGATCCAGCCGCGCTTAATCATCTCGCGAACTGGAAACACCGCAGCCCAAGATGCTCGTGTCCGCACGCCGGGATCCGCTTTCTTTGCGCGACCCAAATCGTACTGTTTCTGCAGATTCATGAAGAATTCTGCAGGCATGTCGAAAGCGTCTCCCAGCATGTTCGCGGAGTCAGGCGTAACGTCCGTCTTACCCTTGATAAGACGATTCAACTGGCTGACATCCCATCCCAATACGAATGCCAAGTCAGCCTGCGACCAGCCCCTCGCTTCAAGTTCTTCGGCGATGAACTCCCCAGGATGCTCCGAAGGTAGGATTTCAAGACTGGCCATCAGTGATAGTCCTCAATGCTCAATATCGTGATCGTCGGCGGTTTGGTCCCTTCTTCCAGGGTGAAAACCAGTCTGAATTGGTCGTTCAGACGCACAGACCGCTGACCATCTCGTCCCCCTCTAAGCTTCTCGTAGTGCAGACTCTTCCAGTTCCGCAGCGACCTCTCATCTGGTGCGGCACGAAGCACTGTGAGCTTTCGTCGCGCAGACTTGATGATTGCCACCGAAAGACGCGTGGTCCCGGCTTGATCGGTCTCGATGAGTGCAAGTGTGGCATCAGCGAATACTACTTCCATTGCCATCTTCTACCGCTCCGCGGAACGCTATGCAACGTCAAATTGACTAGGTGAGTCAATTTGATTTTTATATAGCGCATACTAAGGGTTAGGATAACTTTGCGATGCCAACCACCCGCGAACTCGTCCTCGGCGCGCTGTATGCGCGGCTGCAACCGCTTGCCGCCCCGGCCCTGCGTGACGAGGTGCTGCCCGAGCGGATCCCAACTGCCGGTCTGATCATCCTGCGGGACGGCCAGCCGGGCGAGCTGGAAGTGACGCTGTCGCCCCTGCGCTACCACTACCAACACCGGGCAGAACTTGAGGTCGTCGTCCAGGCGGGCACCGGCCGGGCCAGCACCTTCGACGATCTGATCGCCGCCATCGGTACGGCACTTGAGACTGACCGGACGCTGGGCGGCCTCTGCGACTGGGTCGAACCGGAAGCCCCGGCCTCGGTCGATCTGCCCGTCGAGGGCGCGGCGGCCCTGAAGGCAGCGGTGATCACCGTCGTCCTGCACTACACCACGACCGGCCCCCTGGCCTGACACCCCACATCCACAGGAGACACCCATGGCACGCGCACACGGCGCGCGGGCGCAGATGGCGCTTGCGTTCGAAACCGTCTACGGCACCCCGCCCGCCAGCGGTTATCGGCTGATGCCCTTCGCCCGGACCACGCTCGGCGCAGAGCAGCCCTTGCTGAATTCGGAACTGCTGGGCTACGGCCGCGATCCGCTCGCCCCCATCAAGGACGCGGTCACCGCCGATGGCGAGGTAGTGGTGCCGATCGATGTTGAGGCCTTCGGCTTCTGGCTGAAGGCGGCCTTCGGCGCCCCAACCACGACCGGCACCACGCCCAAGACCCACACCTTCCAGTCGGGAAACTGGACCCTGCCCTCCATGGCCATCGAGGTGGCCATGCCCGAGGTGCCGCGGTTCGCGATGTACGCGGGCTGCGTGATGGACCAGCTTAGCTGGCAGATGAACCGGTCGGGGCTTCTGACCGCGACTGCCCGGCTGATCGCGCAGGGCGAAGCGATTGCTGCCACCACGGCCGCGGGCACGCCGACCGCGCTGGGCCTGCAACGCTTCGGCCATTTCAACGGGGTGGTGAAGCGGAACGGCACGGCCTTGGGCAACGTCGTCTCGGCCGAGATCACCTACGCCAACGGCCTCGACCGGATCGAGACCATCCGCAACGACGGCAAGATCGAGGGCGCCGATCCCGGCATGGCGGCGCTGACCGGTCAGATCGAGGTCCGTTTCGCCGATAGTGCCCTCGTCACCCAAGCCATTGACGGCACGCCCTGCGAGCTCGAGTTTGCCTACAGCCTCGGGGCGAACGCCAGCTTCACCTTCACCGCCCACGCCTTCTACCTGCCCGTCCCGCGGATCGAAATCCCTGGGCCCCAGGGCATCCAGGCGACCTTCGACTGGCAGGCCGCGAAGGCCACCAGCCCCGCCCGCATGTGCACCGCCGTCCTCGTCAACACCGTCACGGGATACTGACCATGATCCGCCTGAACTTGTCGAACCGCCCCGAATGGCTGGACCTGCTGCCTGGACTGCGCGTTCTGGTGGCCCCCCTGACCACCGCGCTGATGGTCTCGGCGCGCGCCGACCCGGCCATCGACAACCTGTCGGAGGCGTCAAGCCAGGAGGACATGGCGCTGACCATGGCCAAGGCCGTCGCCCGCCGCGCGGTTCTGGATTGGGACGGCGTGGGCGATGATGACGGCAACCTTGTGCCTGTCAGCCCGGCCGGGATCGACGCCCTGCTGGAAATCTGGCCCGTGTTCGAGGCCTTCCAGGCGCAATATGTCGCCCGCGGCCTGATGCTGGATCAGGAAAAAAACGCCTCCGCGCCCTCGCCGACTGGTCCTTCGGCGGGGGTGACGGCTACTGCGCGGCCTGCACGGGTCCCTGCCCGGACTGCCCCGCAAGATTGAACCAGCCGCTGACGGTCGAGGGCTGGCAGGTCTGGGATCTGACCCAGCGCCTTGGCGGCCAGCTCCGCATCGCGCCGGGGGCTGTGATCGGATGGGACATGGGCGCGGCGCTGTCATTGGCGCAGGCGCTGGGCGTCAACGCCCTGATCGCCGCCGAACTGCTGCCCGAGATCGAGGCGGTGATTGTGCGCAAACTGAACGAGCAGATGGAAGGACGCCGGAATGGCTGAGAAGAAGGTCTCAGTCCGCCTCGTGGCGGAGGGCGGACGTCGCGTGCGCGCCGAACTGGAGGGCGTCGGCGAGGCTGGGGCGAAGGGCTTCGGTCGGCTGTCACGCGAGATGGAACTGGCGAACACCCGGCTTGCTGCTTTCGCACGCCGGGCAGGCATCGCCCTCGGGGCCGCCGCGGCGGCCGCTACAGCCTCGCTCGGGCTGATCGTCCGCTCCACGGCCGAGAGTTCTGCCCAGATCCGACAGTTCGCACAGGTCGCCAATGCCACGCCCGAGGCGCTGCAACGCTGGTCGGCTGGTGCGCGTACGGTTGGCATCGAGCAGGAGAAGCTCGCCGACATCCTGAAGGACGTGAACGACCGGGTCGGGGATTTCCTGCAGACCGGCGGTGGGCCGATGGCGGATTTCTTCGAGAATGTCGCCCCCCGTGTCGGCGTCACCGCCGACCAGTTCGCCCGCCTCTCCGGCCCCGAGGCACTGCAGCTTTACGTCGACACGCTGGAACGGGCGGGTCTGAGCCAGCAGGAGATGACCTTCTATCTCGAGGCGATGGCCTCGGACGCGACGCGCCTGCTGCCGCTGTTGCGCAATGGCGGGGCGGAGATGGCCCGACTTGGGGATCAGGCCTCCGACCTCGGGGCAGTGCTGGACAGCGATGCGCTGGAAGCCTTGCGCCGTACGCAGCTGGCGCTGGGCACCGTATCCCTCGTGTTCGACGGCCTCCGGAACCGGATCGCCGTCGCCGTCGCTCCGACCATCGAAGCGCTGGCCAATGCTTTCGTGGCCCTTGCGTCCGATGGCGGCATCCTGCGGTCGGCCATCGATGGGCTGATCGGCAACCTCGGCCGTCTCGCCACCTATGCCGCAACCTTCGCGGCCGTCATGGCGGGCCGTTGGGTCGCGGGACTTGCCGCGGCGGCACTCTCCGTGCGCGGCCTCGCGACGGCGCTCGTGTTCCTGCGCGGCGCCCTGATCCGGACCGGCATCGGCGCGCTGATCGTCGGTGCGGGCGAGCTCGTCTATCAGTTCTCGCAGCTTGTCGCTCGGGTCGGCGGCGTGGGCGAGGCGTTTCGCCTGCTTGGCGACCTGGCCCGAGAGGTCTGGTCGCGCATCGGCCTGTCGCTGGATGCGGCCCTCGCGCGAATGGCGGCAGGGTGGCAGGGCCTAAAGGCCGCGGGGCTCTCGGCCCTCGATGGCACCATCGCGGGCGTCGTCAGCTTCGGCGACCGGACAGCCGCGATCTTCCAGGGGGCTTATGGCGCCGCCGTCGCGATCTGGGGCAGTCTGCCGGGCGCCATCGGCGACTTCGCCTTCCAGGCGGCAAACGGGTTGATCTCCGGCGTCGAGGCGATGCTGAACGGCGTCGTCACGCGCATCAACAGCTTCATCGAGACCTTGAACGCTGCGCTGGCCCTGCTGCCCGAATGGGCCACCGGCGAAGGTGGCGTGCGGATCGGCATTCTCGATCCGGTGGAACTGGGCCGCATTGGCAACCCGTTTGAGGGAGCCGCGACCGCTGCTGGTGCCGCCGCCGCGGATGCCTTCTCGGCCGCGCTGTCGCGGACTTACCTCGAGCCGCCTGACCTCGGCCTCGGTGCTATGGCCGAGGATGCCCGCGCCCGGGCCGACGGCTATCGCGAGGCCGCAGGCATGCTGGCCGATGCCGCCGGTCGGCCGCTCGCCAGCTGGCAGGCGCTGAAGGATGTGGTGACCGGCACGGGGACCGAGGCAGAGACCGCCCTGGCAGATGCCGCCGCCTCCGCCGATGCCCTGACCATCGGTCTGAACGATACGGCCACCGCCGCCGACGGCGCTGGTGGCGCAGCACGCGACGCGGGCGTTGCAGCCGCCGAGGGCGAGGACACGGCCCTGACAGGCTGGCAGGCCGTTACCGCGGCGCTTGCCGACTACGCCGCCAAGGCGCGCGACATTGGCGGCGATATCGGCAGCGCTCTGGTCGGGGCCTTCCAGAGCGCCGAGAACGCCATCGGCGACTTCGTGAAGACCGGCAAACTCGACTTCCGCGACCTGGTGACATCGATGATCGCCGATCTGGCGAAGCTCGCCGCCCGGCGTTTCATCCTCGGCCCGATCGCCAATGCCCTCTCCGGCGCGCTGGGCGGCGCGGGTGGCATTTTCGCGAACATCCTGCATGCGGGCGGGATGGTCGGCGCACCCGGTCCCGGCCGGATGGTCCCGGCATTGGCTTTTGCCGGTGCGCCGCGCATGCACAATGGCGGCTGGGCTGGGCTGCGGCCCGACGAGGTGCCAGCGATCCTACAACGCGGGGAGCGGGTCCTCTCGCGCAGGGAAGCGGCGGGATACGGCCAGTCGGTTGCCTCCACCGTCAACGTCACGATCAACGCCCGCGACGCAGAGAGCTTCCGCCAGTCCCGAACGCAGGTCGCCAGCGACATCGCCCGCGCCGTGTCGCTGGGCCGGAGAGGGATGTGATGGCATTTCACGAGGTCCGGTTTCCGGACAACATCAGCCGCGGGGCACGCGGTGGACCTGAACGCCGCACCCAGATCGTCGAGCTGGCGAGCGGGGCCGAGGAGCGCAACGCCAGCTGGGCTAACAGCCGCCGCCGCTATGACGTCGCCTATGGCATCCGCCGCGCCGACGATCTGGCCGCGGTCGTGGCCTTCTTCGAGGCCCGCAATGGCCGCCTTCATGGCTTCCGCTTCAAGGACTGGGCCGACTTCAAGTCCTGCCTGCCGTCGCAGACGCCAGGCCCTACCAACCAGCCCATCGGCACCGGCAATGGGGCGGCCACCCTGTTTCAGCTCACCAAGCGCTACACTTCCGGCGCGCAGTCCTGGACGCGCGTCATCACCAAGCCCGTCGCGGGAACCGTGACCATCGCCCTGAACGGCACGCCACAAGCCTCCGGCTGGTCGGTTTCGACAACCACCGGCCTCATCACCTTCGCCACCGCCCCGGCCGCAGGCGTCGCCGTCACTGCGGGATTCGAATTCGACGTCCCGGTCCGCTTCGACACAGACGCTCTCGACGTTACCCTCGATCTCGAACGCCTCGGGTCGATCACCTCGATCCCCCTCGTGGAAATCCGCACATGAAGTCCCTGAACCCTGCGCTGCAGGCCCATCTCGACGACGGCACCACGACGCTAGCCTGGTGCTGGCGGATCACCCGCGCCGATGGCGTAACCTTCGGCTTCACCGACCACGACCGGACCCTGTCATTTGACGGGACCGAGTTCGAACCCGAAAGCGGGCTGACAGCGTCAGAGGTGCGGTCGGGGTCGGACCTGTCGGTGGACGCGCAGGATGCCCAAGGCGTGCTGTCCTCCGACCGGATCACCGAGACGGACATCCTAGACGGCCGATGGGACAATGCAGCGGTCGAGGTCTGGCGGGTGAACTGGTCGACCCCTTCGCAGCGCGTGCTCCTCCGGCGCGGGGCCATCGGACAGATCCGTCGCGGGCGGCTGGCTTTCGTGGCGGAGGTGCGGTCGCTGGCCCATGTGCTCGGCCAGACGGTGGGGCGGACGTTCCAAGCCAGCTGCGATGCCGCGCTGGGCGATGCGCGCTGCGGGGTGAACCTCGGGGCCCCGGCCTTCACGGGCACCGGCGCGGTGATCGATGTGCTGCGGGATCGGGCCTTCACGGCCTCCGGCCTCGGCAGTTTCGGGGCAAGCCAGTTCGCCTTCGGGTTGGTCGAATGGTCGACCGGCGCGAATGCCGGGCGGCGCGTCGAGGTGCTGTCGCATGACCTCGTCGACGGCGCGGCGATCCTGACCCTGCTCGAAGCTCCGGTGCGTCCAATCGCGGCGACGGACGCCTTCGTGGTCCGGGCGGGCTGCGACAAGCGGATCGCGACCTGCGGGTCGAAGTTCGCCAATGTCGCGAACTTCCGAGGGTTCCCGCACATTCCGGGGCAGGACGCGGTCCTGCGCTACGCCACCAAGGACGGCGGCCATGAGGGGGCGGTGCTGTGACCGCGCAAACACCGACTGCCGATCCCGCCCTTGTCATCGCCGCTGCCCGATCCTGGCTCGGCACGCCCTATCACGACCAGGCCAGCCTGCGCGGGGTCGGCTGCGATTGCCTCGGCCTCGCGCGTGGCGTCTGGCGCGAGGTTGTAGGCACAGAACCGTTCCCGATCCCGCCCTACAGCCGCGACTGGGGCGAGACCGGCCCGCGCGAGGTGCTGGCCGTGGGCGCGCGCGCCATGATGATCGAGGTGCCGCCCGCAGAGGCCGGGCCGGGTGCGCTGGTGCTGTTCCGGATGATGCCACGCGCCATCGCCAAGCATGTGGGCATCCTCACCGGCCCGGACACCTTCCTTCACGCTTTTGAGCGACTGGGCGTGATCGAGGAACCTCTGACGCCCGCTTGGGCGCGCAAGATCGCCTTCGCTTTCCTCTTTCCCGCACGCTGAGATTTTCCCATGGCCACGCTTGTCCTCGGCGCTGTCGGTTCCGCCATTGGCGGGGCCTTTGGCGGGGCGATCCTCGGCTTCTCTGGCGCTGCCATCGGTGGCTTCATCGGCTCGACCATTGGGTCGGTCGTGGACAGCTGGATCGTATCGTCGCTGGCCCCCGCACAGAAGATTGAGGGCCAGCGGCTGGATTCGCTACGGATCACCTCGGCCACGGAAGGCGCGATCATCCCGCGGCTCTATGGCCGGATGCGCATCGGCGGCAACATCATCTGGGCCACGGATTTCCGTGAGGAGACCAAGACCACCACGCAGGGTGGCGGCAAGGGCGGTGGTGGCGGCCGGGTCCAGACAACGGAATACCTCTACTATGCGTCCTTCGCGGTCGCCCTGTGCGAGGGCCCGATCACCGGCATCGGGCGCATCTGGGCCGACGGCAAGCCGCTCGACATGACCGGCATGACATGGCGCTGGTATCCGGGGAACGAGACCCAAACGGCTGACCCGTTCATTGCGGCGAAGATGGGGGCGGCCAACACTCCCGCCTATCGCGGCACAGCCTATGTGGTCTTCGAGGAACTGGCGCTTTCCACCTATGGCAACCGCCTGCCGCAGCTGTCTTTCGAAGTCTTCCGGCCGCTCGCGGATCCCGACACGGCCGAGGGGCTGGTGAATGCCGTGACGATGATCCCGGCCTCGGGCGAGTTCACCTATGCGACCGAGGCTGTGCGCAAGACAGTGGGCGCATCCACGACGGTATTCGGCCAGACCACCGGCGGCACAACCTCGGCCGAGAACCTGAACGCGCTGCCGGATGAGGCCGACATCGTCGTGGCCCTCGACCGGCTGCAAGCCATGGCCCCGGCCGTCGAGAGCGTCAGCCTGGTCGTCGCCTGGTTCGGCAACGATCTGCGTGCGGGGAACTGCACCATCAAGCCCGGCGTGGAGGTCGTGACCAAGGCCACCAGCCCAAAGGTCTGGACCGTCAACGGCGTGGCGCGGGCGGGTGCCCATCTCGTCAGCCGGGATACGGAAGATCGGCCAGTCTACGGCGGCACGCCTGCGGATTTCGCGGTGGTGCAGGCCATCCGCGAGATGAGGGCGCGTGGGCTGCGGGTGACGTTCTATCCCTTCCTGCTGATGGACGTCCCGCCCGGGAACACTCTGCCGAACCCCTACAGCGCGAATGCCGCGACGCCGGGCCAGCCGAGTTTCCCGTGGCGGGGCCGGATCACCTGTTCCCCGGCGGCAGGCTTTGCGGGGACCGCCGACAAGACCGCCGCCGCGGCGACGCAGGTCTCCAGCTTCTTCGGCGCGGCCACCCCGGCGCAGTTCGCGGTGTCGGGCGACAACGTGAACTGGACCGGCCCTGCGGGTGACTGGGGCCTGAGGCGCATGATCCTGCACTACGCCCATCTCTGTGCCGTGGCGGGCGGTGTCGATGCCTTCCTGATCGGGACCGAGATGCGCGGGCTGACCACCATCCGCTCCAGCGCCAGCGCCTATCCGGCCGTCACCGCCTTCAAGGCGCTGGCGGCCAATGTGAAGGCAATCCTCGGCGCTGGGACCAAGGTCGGTTACGCCTCGGACTGGTCGGAATACTTTGGCCACCAGCCGGGCGATGGAACAGGGGACGTGTTCTTCCACCTCGACCCGCTCTGGTCGGATGCGAACATCGATTTCATCGGCATCGACAACTACATGCCCCTGTCAGACTGGCGCGACGGTTTCGACCATGCCGACGCCCTGCAAGGTTGGCCCGCCATCCATGACCGGGCCTACCTGCAGGCGAACATCGCCGGTGGCGAAGGCTTCGACTGGTTCTACGCCAGCGCCGCCGACCGCTCGGCCCAGATCCGCACCCCAATCACCGATGGCACCGCGGGCAAGCCTTGGGTGTTCCGCTACAAGGATCTGCGCGCCTGGTGGTCGAACCCGCATTTCAACCGGCCGGGCGGGATCGAGAGCGGCACGCCGACCGCATGGGTGCCGCAGTCGAAGCCGGTGTGGTTCACCGAACTTGGGTGCCCCGCCATCGACCGGGGCACGAACCAGCCCAACGTCTTCTTTGACCCGAAGTCGTCCGAAAGCTTCACGCCCTACTTCTCCCGCGGCTGGCGCGACGACGCGATCCAGCGCGCCTATCTCGAGGCCAGCTATCTCTGGTGGGGTCAAGGCGCGAACAACCCGACGTCGCCCGTCTACGGCGGCCGGATGGTCCACGTCCCCGAATGCGCCGCCTGGACCTGGGATGCTCGGCCGTATCCGTTCTTTCCCGAACTGACCGGGGTCTGGACGGATGGTCCGAACTGGCGCCTTGGGCACTGGCTGACGGGGCGGCTGGGCGCGGTGTCGCTCGCCGCCCTTGTGCGTCAACTCTGTCTACGTGCCGGGCTGGCAGAGAGCCTGATCGACGTCTCGGGTCTCTGGGGTGCGGTCGAGGGCTATGTGATCGGCGCCCTGGAAAGCCCGCGCGCGTCGATTTCCACCTTGGCCCGGCATTTCGGCTTCGATGCCATCGAGACCGAAGGCGTGATCCGCTTCATCATGCGCGGGCGGGCATCGAGCCTGACCCTCACGGTGGATGATATGGTCTCCAGCCGCGAAGGCGAGGTTTTTGAGCTGACTCGGGGCCAGGAGACCGAACTGCCGCAGGCGCTGAAGTGGCAGGTCGCCCGGGCGGATGAAGACTACGATGCTGCGCTGGTCGAGGCACGCCGCATCACCGTCGACACGACCCGCATCGCCTCCGAGTCCTTCCCGATGGCGATCCCGCCCGAGGAAGCCGAACGCCGCTGCCGCCGCGCGCTGATGGAGGCCTGGATCGGCCGGGAAAGCGCCACCTTTCGCCTGCCGCCCTCGCGGCTCACCCTCGACCCTGCCGAAGTGATCCGGCTTGCGCATGACGGCCGCGAGATCGATTTCCGCCTGATGTCAGTCGCCGATGCCGAAGCACGCGGGATTGAGGCCGTCCGTCAGGATCGTGCCGCCTATGATCTGCCGCCCGGCGATCCCCGCCCGGCCTCACTGGCGAGTCCCGTCGTCTTCGGCACGCCGGAAGTGGTCATGCTGGACCTGCCGCAGATCAGTGAGGATCAACCCGCCCATCGCCCCCTGATCGCCGCGCATGCCAGCCCCTGGCCCGGCGAGATCGCCGTTTTCCGCAGCGCCTCGACAGATGGGTTCGCCTTGCTGACGACCTTCGGCAGTCGTGCCCGGATCGGGACACTGGCCTTCGACTTCTTTCCCGGGCCGACGTCGCGCTTCGATCTGGGCAACGCGTTGGTGGTCGATCTGCTGTCTGGAACGCTGGAAAGCGTAACGGATGTCGCGCTGTTCGGCGGAGCGAATGCGGTAGCCGTCGAGACAGCGGCGGGCCTTTGGGAAATCGTCCAGGCGGGCGCGGCCGAATTGATCGCCCCCGGCCGCTACCGCCTGACCCGTCTGCTGCGTGGCCAGCGCGGAACGGAATACGCGATGGGCAACCCGGCCCCGGCCGGGACACGGGTGGTCGTGCTAGATGCGACGCTGGCCTCTTTGCCCATCACCGAAGCCGACCTTGGCCTGCCGTGGAACTGGCGGGTGGGCCCGGCCGCGCGCGCCGTCAGTGACGCGAGCTATGCTGCGCTGGGCTTCACCCCGACCGGGCGCGGCCTTGTCCCGTTCGCGCCGGTCCACGTCGAACAGCCGTGGCGCACGGCACGCAGCCCGGGCGATCTGACCATCCGTTGGACGCGCCGATCCCGCGCGCTGGTGGCCGATGCCTGGGAGCAGGTCGAGGTGCCGCTGGCCGAGGACGTGGAAAGCTACGATGTGCAGATCCTCGACGGCGCTGCGATCAAGCGCACGCTGGCCAGCAGCACGACCTCCGTCCTCTACACTGCCGCCCTACAGACTGCGGACTGGGGCGCGCCGCTTTGGCTCGGCCAGACGCTCTCGCTCCGCATTTACCAGCTTTCGAACCGCCTCGGCCGCGGCACGCCTGCCGCGGTCACGATGCAATTCTGATCCCAACCCACGGGAACCCTCATGTCCGACACCACGACCCATCTGGGCCTGCCCTATCTTCTGGCGGCGCAGGCGCAGAAGCATGTCACCCACAACGAGGCGCTGCGGCTGCTCGATGCCATGGTGCAGCTTTCGGTCCTCGACCGCACGCGCATCGCACCGCCCGCGAGCCCGGCCGACGGCAACCGCCATCTGGTAGCCTCGGGCGCGACCGGCCTCTGGACCGGATGGGATCTGAACATCGCCTTCTGGGTTGATGGCGCGTGGATCCGGCTGGTGCCGCGCACCGGCTGGCTGGTCTGGGTCGCAGCCGAGGGGCTGTTTCTCGTCTGGACCGGCAGTGCCTGGGAGGTCGTGGGCGAGCCGCGCGACGTCTCGGATGCGGTCTTCAGCCTCGTGAACGATGCGGACCCGACGAGGAAGGCCACCTTCTCGCTGGCGGCCATCAGCGCAGGCACCACGCGCAGCTTCACCCTTCCCAACACCTCGTCCGAACTGGCGATCCTTGCAGGCACCCAGACCTTCACCGGCAACAAGACCTTCTCGGGCACGCTGACGGCGTCCGGGACCGTCACTGTCTCAGCGGCCAGCGCCTCGATCGGCACGGCAACGACGACCGCCACCTACGGGATTGGCACCGGGGCCACGACCACTGGCGTCACCAAGACGGTGAACCTCGGCACGGGCGGGGCATCCGGGTCGACGACGGTCGTCAACATCGGCTCGGCCTCCGCCGGGGCGGGCGGCACGACAATCATCAACACGCCAACCGTCACCTTCGCCAATGCCGTCACGCAGGTCGGTATGCCGCAGGCGAACCTGACCGCACAGCTGCTCGGCCTCGGCGGGGCGACGGCCGACAGCTTCAACCGCCTGTCCGTGAACACCCCGGCAGTTCTGCTGAACAACGCAGGCGCGGGGATCGAGGCGACGGTCAACAAGGCCGCAGCCGGGAACGACGCCGCTTTTGCATTCAAGACCGGTTTCTCCGCCCGCGCGCTGATCGGTCTCCTCGGTAACGACGACTTCAGCTTCAAGGTCAGCCCGGATGGCTCTGCCTTCCTCGATGCCATCAGGGTCGACCGCACCAACGGTCGCGTGGAACTGGCTGAACCGGTGGTCCTGCCCACCCATGGCGCCGTCCCCTCGCCACCACCCGCGGGGAAACTTGCGCTCTATGCCCGCGACCGGGCGGGGATGGGATGGCTCGATGTCGAGCGACCCTCCGGCCGCCACTTCCCGCTCCAGCCGCATTTCGGGGTCAACCGGATCGCGACCTGGGCGCCCTCGACCAGCACCACGATTAACACCAACGGCATGCCGCGCACGGCGGTCGGCACAGCGGCGACACCGACGCTGGCCACGACCAACCTCTCCACCTCCATGCGTCGCTGGCGGATGACGTCGGCGGCCACGGCCGGGGCGGCGGCCGAGGAACGCTCGGCAGGCTGGGTCTGCTGGCGCGGTAATGCGGATGGCCTTGGCGGCTTCACCTATGTGAACCGGCTGTCGCTGGTCACGCTGCAGGCAACGGGAATTGGCTTCTTCGGCCTGATCGGATCGGTCGCGGCGCTGTCGACCACCCTGACGCTGCCGGCCGTCGTCAACGCGCTGGGCACCGGGTTCGAGCGCGGCACGCATGCCAACTGGCAGATAGTGCACAATGACGGCACCGGCGCACCAACTCTGATTGACCTCGGCCCGGGCTTCCCGGTGGCCAGCACGACCAATGTCCTGACGCTCTACATCGCTGCGGCCCCGAACGACAGCGAGGTCGGGATCCGCGTGGTCGAGGAAGTCTCGGGCACGGTGGCGGAGGCCACGATCACCACCGACATGCCCGCGGCGACCCAGCTCCTGAGCCCGCGCAATTACCTCAACAACGGCACCACCGCCGCAGCCGTCGCCTATGACTGCTCCGGCGTCTACGTCGAGACCGATTACTGAAGCGCCACACCCCGTGGCCGGAAAGGACCATGATGAACGACCAGACCACTCTCGCCGACGCAGTCGCGCGGGCCTTTCGGGACCACGGGATCACGGCCGCGCTGACCGCGCTGATCGGCAGCACCATGGCCCTGATCGCGGCGATCACGCGCAAAGCGTTTACCAACGAGGCCCTGCTGGACCGGCTTGATCGCGAACTCATCACCGAACGCGACCGCGCCGACAAGCAGCGCAGCGAGGATCGCAAGGCCGATGGCGACCGCCTCGACCGGATCGAAACCGACATCCGCTCGATGCGCGACATGCTGTTCGACGCCTTCCAGCGCGGCAGATCCGACTGACCGCCTGGCGACCACACCACCACGACCACATCCCCCGCCCCAGAGGCGGGTTTTTTCATCTCGAGGATCCACCATGCCCACCCTGACCTATCACCACTGGCGCGACGTGCCCGCGAACACCTGGCGCTGGCCGAACTTCTCGGCCGCCGAGATCGCCTGCCGCGGCACCGGCGCGATCAAGATCAACACCGAGGCTATGGACAAGCTCCAGGCCCTGCGCGACCGACTGGGCAAGCCGCTGATCATCCGCTCCGCCTATCGCAGCCCGGAACACAATCGCGCCGTGGGCGGGGCCCCTGCCTCGAAGCACATGCAGGCGACCGCCTTCGACATCGCCATGTCCAACCACGATCCCGCAGCCTTCGAAGCGGCGGCGCGGGCGGTCGGGTTCCTGGGGTTCGGATACTATCCCCGCTCCGGCTTCATGCACATCGACCTCGGCCCTGCCCGATCCTGGGGCGATCCCTTCCCGCCGCGGCCCGTGCCCTTCGCCCCGGAACTGCCGGCCGCGCGCGAGGTGCTTTCGGAAAGCCGCACGCTGCGCGGGGGCGGTGCGGCTGGGGCGGCCACCGTCGGCGCCGCCGGTGTTGAAGTGCTGCAGGACATCCTCGTGGAAACCCAGTCCACCATCCAGCCGCTGGTGCCCTACCTCGACACGCTGCGCTGGGTTCTGATCGCCATCGCGCTGATCGGCATCGCCGTCACCATCCACGCCCGGCTCGACGACTGGAAGCGGGGCCAGCGGTGATCAGCTGGCTTCTGACCCATGGCCCGGCGCGAAAAGCGCTGGGCCTCATCCTCGCCACCGCAGCGATCTTGCTGTTCCTGCTGAACCTGCGCCGTGCCGGTGAACGCGCCGGGCGCGCTGCCGAACGGCTAGTCCTCCGAGAGACAAACGATGCCATCCACCGCCAGATGCTCGACGCCGCAGCCCGCCGCCCTCCTGATCGCGACGCTCTGGCTGACCGGCTGCGCGATGGGCGGTTCTGACTCACGCGCGCCTTGCCCTCCCGTGGTCGACTACACGGCCGCCGAGCGGGCGCGGGCGGGCGACGAGGTAGAGGCTTTGCCGGAAGACGCCGTCATCGTCCGGATGCTGAGCGATTACGCTGTCTTGCGTGATCAAGCGCGAGCGTGCCAATGATGACATAGCGTGGGCCTCGGCACCGATTTCTCAGCCGAGGCGCGCTGTTCTCGATCAGCGGTATTGTCTCATGATTGAATGGCCCTTTGAGTTCCAGCGTGTTCAAGACGCCCTCGACAGGCGGACCATGACTGGCCAGGAAGCTGCGCGCGAAATCTTCGTCGCAAGACGGAAGCATGGCCCGCCTTGGCACTGGAAAAACTGGAAGCGCACGAGGGTTCAATTCCTTGGTTCGGAATGCGCAACATGCGGTGCCGACCATGAGGCTGTACTTGTTCTGCAGCACACGGTGAGAATACCCCGGGTTCAGCCCTATTTGGACAACGCCAAAGCCGAATATGAGGCGCGGGAACCTGCCCACGACTATCGAGCTGAGTTGCGAGAAGAATGCTACGCGATCCGAGACGCCGTCATTCCGGAAATGCGGGACTGCTGCCCTTTGTGCTTCAGCCTTTCGATTCAGTTTCGCAAAAAGGCGGCCACGTGGATCTGCAACAGCCCGGTCGGTCGGGGCTACTGCGGTCACGTTTTCGAAGTTCCGGCGAAGAAGGAGGCCCTCACAGCAGCCCAGAAACGCAGTATCCGCGCGCGAAAATATATGGCTTGGCGTGAGAAGGCGACAAATTGGGACGGCGATTGGAAGCGCGGAGCGATTCTCGCATGGCTTGCGGATTTCCGGGAGTATCTTTCGCTGAAGCACACAAAGACGCTGTGCAAGCGTTGCGCTTTCCTGGAGGACATGACTGATCTGAAGCCATGCCTCGAGTGCGGATTTGCGTTCTCAAGGACAGAAACTGCGTGTCCTGACTGCGGCCGTGCGGTCGCTGAGGCTCACGCTTACAGCGCGGAGGGAGAGACGGATGACGGCCCGACCCAAAACGATGACGATTGAGATCGATGAGGAGCTGCACGCGTTCCTGACGTTCATGGTGAGCGACGCAGGGCCCTACCAATCCGTCGGCGCGTACGTTGAAGAGCTGATCCGGCGTGACATGGCAAGTCAGGAGGTCGCGGCATTTACGGGGCTGCAGGTGGAACTTGTCGCTGAGTTCAGCGCCCCAGAATCCACCTACCATCCGTCGTCTGCCGCGGAGGTAATCGCGCGCAACCGCATTTGACGGTTCAGCCGCTTCTCGTGATCCGTGGGTCATCCGTTCCAAGGGTCATCGAACGGCGAAATCCGCCTACGGAGCAGTCGTGCGGAGAATAGCGGGCTAATCTCCGCATAATCTGCGGTGATTGAACATGATGATACCGCGGGGTGCGGACCTGCGCAGGTTGCTTGAAGCCGAGCGGCATGTTACAAAACCTAGGACAGGATGCACTTGTGTCCGAGGTTTTGTAACCATGCTTGCGACGGATCAGGGCCAGCGCGCCCGCATGATCGACTACATGGAAGTTCATGCGCCAGCCCGGTCCAGGGATCTGGCGTCCATCGGCGTGAGCGGAACCACCATTGCGAGGGCGGTGGCAGATGGCGTGGTGGTACGGATTGGGCGGGGCCTATATCAGCTACCAGACAGCGAGCCAGACCTTCATGCTGGGCTGATTGAGATCGCCAAGCTCGCACCCAAGGCCGTCATCTGTCTGACCTCGGCTCTATCCTTTCATCAGCTGACCGACCAACTTCCACGCCGGGTGTGGATCGCCATCGGCGCCAAGGACTGGGCACCGAAGATCGAATACCCTCGCATCCGCATCGTGCGTTTCCGTGAGCCCTACCTGACCAATGGCATCGAGGTCCATCGGATCGGGGAGGCGGAGGTTCGGGTCTATTCCATAGCCAAGACGATTGCCGACGCATTTCGTAACCCGAAGCTGGTGGACCGATCCGTCACCATCGAGGCGATGAAGGCAGCGCTGGGCGCAAGGAAGGCCACGGCGGGCCAGCTCGCGACAGCCGCGCGCGAAAACGGGACGTGGAACCAGATGCGCCCCTATCTGGAGGCCCTGACGTCAAATGGCTAAGCAACCCAAGGACATCGCGGCCTCCGTGCGTCAGCGTCTGCTGAACCTTGCCCGTGCTGAAGGTCAGCTGTTCGATGTGGTGCTGGTGGCCTTCGGCCTTGAACGACTGGTGTACCGGCTGTCTGTCTCCGAATATCGCGACCGCTTTGTCCTGAAGGGTGGCATGCTTGTCACCTTGTGGACGGCCGACACTGGCCGCTTCACCCGGGACATCGACTTCCTGGCGTTCGGCTCGGACGAGGAGGCAGAACTGAAGACTGCCTTCTCCCGGATACTCGCCATAGATGGCGATGACGGGCTGGTCTATGACATTGAAAGCCTGACGGCCGTCGTCGTTCGAGAAGACCAGATCTATGGCGGGATGCGGCTCCGGACCGAAGCCCGCTTGGGCAACACGCGCATACCGATCACCGTGGACCTCGGCTTCGGCGATGCCTTGGCCGATCCGCAATTCGAGATCGAGTACGGCTCCCTGCTCGACTTTCCAGCCGCATCGATCCGCGCCTATTCACCGGCAACGGTCATCGCCGAGAAGTTTCAGGCCGTGGTGGCGCTGGGCTTGGCGAACAGCCGGATGAAGGACCTGTATGATCTGTGGACGCTGCCGAAATCCATCGACATCGACACGGGCGACCTCGCGGCCGCGATCCGAGGAACCTTCGCTCGACGCGATACGATTGTTCCAGCCTCCTGCCCTGTCGGCCTGTCGGAGGAGTTCTCGACCGATCCGGCGAAGATGACGCAGTGGCGGGCCTACTCTGCGGGCACGGCTCTCGAGGGACGGCCGCTCGCGGAGGTCACTGCGGAGATCTGGGCCTGGCTTGAACCGGCATGCAGGGCGGCGGCATGATTCTCGCGTTCTGCGCGATCATGTTGCTCGTCAATGGGGGGCTCGTAAAACGTTGACCAGGTGTTGACAAGAATTTCAAAAGCAAAAACCCGACGGTTTATGTCGGGTTCTAACGCTTTGATATCTTGTAGGATTTTGGTTGCGGGGACAGGATTTGAACCTGTGACCTTCAGGTTATGAGCCTGACGAGCTACCGGGCTGCTCTACCCCGCGCCAATTGCATCGCGGTGATCTGCGGTGCTTTTTGTCATCGTTTCAGA